TGTCCAAAAATGGGAAGCTCAGTGGCAGCAACAGCCAACAAACTCAGAATCTGCTATTATTAAGCGTGAATGGTGGAATATGTGGGATAAAGACAAGATTCCACCTCTAAAATACATCATTCAGGGCTACGATACGGCATTTTCTAAGAAAGAGACTGCAGATTACTCGGCTATTACGACTTGGGGTATCTTTGAACCCGAAGAAGGTGGCGCGGACAACATTATTTTGCTCGATGCGCGCCGTGGTAGATGGAACTTTCCAGAGTTAAAGGAGATTGCGTATGAGGAACACGAATACTGGGAGCCGGATATGGTGTTGGTCGAAGCAAAAGCGACGGGTACACCACTTATTGACGAGTTGCGGCTTCGTGGTATTCCAGCGTTAGGTTTTTCCCCAGGAAAGGGTAACGATAAAGTGTCTCGTATGCATATGGTAGCCCCGCTATTTGAAGCAGGAATGGTGTGGGCACCAGAGGACAAAAAGTTCTCAGATGAGGTCATAGAAGAGGTTGCGTCATTTCCTAATGGCGATCATGACGACTTTTGTGATAGTATGACATTAGCATTAATGCGTTTTCGTCGTGGAGGGTTTATATCCTTGCACGGTGAGGACGAAGAAGACGACTTTAATTTTCGTCGTAAGCGGGAGTATTACTGATGGCATTGCCACCAATCGTAGATTCAGGGATAGCACCTGAAGACATGATGCCTACAGAGGCATCTGTTGACGTATCTGTACCACAGCCAGAAACATTTGAGGGTGGAGCGGAAGTCATTCAAGACGGGCAAGGCGGTGCTGTTGTTCAAGCTTTGATGGAAATGATGGGTGCTCAACAAGAGCAAAACATAGATCATTATGATAACTTAGCGGAGCATTTAGATGAAGCGTATCTTGGAGAAATTTCGTCAGACCTTAGAGGGTCTTATGAAGAAGATTTGGAATCTCGTTCAGAGTGGGAAGAATCGTATACAAAAGGCTTGGATCAACTTGGTGTCAAATATGAAGACCGTACACAGCCATTTGAAGGAGCTTCTGGTGTCACGCACCCGTTAATCGCGGAAAGTGTTACACAGTTTCAGGCACAAGCGTATAAAGAAATGCTGCCGTCTGGAGGGCCTGTAAAGACACAGATCATCGGTGTTCAAGATCCCGAGCGTGAAGAGCAGGCTGTTCGTGTTAAAGAGTTTATGAACTATCAAATCACAGAAGTGATGGAAGAGTTCGACCCAGACATGGATCAGTTGCTGTTCTATTTACCGCTTAGTGGTTCCACCTTTAAAAAGGTGTACTATGATGAAGCTAAACAGAGAGCGGTATCTAAGTTTATTCCTGCGCAGGATTTGGTTGTTCCGTATGCAGCGTCTGACTTACAAACATCTCCTCGTGTTACTCATGTTCTACGCATGGACGGTAACGACATCCGCAAGATGCAAATTGCAGGGTTTTATCGTGACATTAACTTGCAGCCTTATGACGAGGATCAGAGCAGCGAGGTGCGTCAAAAAGTAGACGAGATTCAGGGTACGTCACGCACTTATTCTGACGAGATTTATACAATTTTGGAGATGCATGTTGACCTTGATCTAGAAGGTTTTGAGGACATGTCTCCAGACGGAGAACCAACAGGTATCGCTCTTCCATATATTGTTTCGATTGATGAGTCTTCAGGCGAAGTTTTGTCTATTCGCAGAAACTTTGATCCCGAAGGGGATATGGCGAAAAAACAACAATATTTCGTACACTATAAGTTTATGCCTGGACTAGGGTTCTATGGCTTTGGACTTATTCACATGATTGGTGGCTTGGGCCGTGCGGCGACGAGTATTCTACGGCAATTGATCGATGCCGGAACTCTCGCCAATCTCCCTGCAGGGTTCAAGGCAAGGGGCGTAAGGGTTCGCAATGATGACGAGCCGTTACAACCGGGTGAGTGGCGGGATATTGATGCACCAGGGGGCAACATACGGGATTCGATCATCCCGTTGCCGTACAAGGAACCTTCGGGAACCTTGGCGCAGCTTCTTGGTGCACTTGTAGAGGGGGGTAGACGGTTTGTTTCGCTTGCTGACCAACAGACAGCCGACGCAAACGGTCAAGCTCCTGTAGGCACGACGGTAGCTCTTCTAGAGCGTGGTATGAAAGTGATGTCCGCGATTCACAAGCGGCTACATTACGCTCAAAAGCAAGAATTCCGTATTCTAGCGCGTATCTTTAGAGATAACTTACCGCAAGAATATCCTTATGATGTACAAGGCGGCAATCGAGCAGTTTTTGCCGCAGACTTTGATGATCGTGTTGATGTACTACCCGTCAGCGATCCAAACATATTCTCAATGGCGCAACGGGTCACGTTGGCTCAAACGCAGTTGCAGTTGGCACAGTCTAACCCACAAATCCACAACTTGCACGCTGCGTATCGTCGTATGTATCAGGCACTTGAAGTCCAGAACATCGACGAGATTCTCCCACCCCCTCCTCAACCGCAGCCACTTGACCCGGCCATTGAGAATGCCCGTGCGTTGATGGGTGAGTTGTTACAAACATTCCCTGATCAAAATCATGACGCTCATATTGCTTCGCATGTCATGATGCTAAAAACACCTTTGGTGCAAACATCGCCACAGGTCGCGGGGACGCTAACGGCGCATATTTTGGAGCATGTCTCACAGAAAGCGCGTCAAGCCGTAATGCAGCAAATTGAAGATTCAATAAAAGCGGCACAAACAGCGGTGCAAAATGGTCAAATTGATCCACAGGCCGCGCAACAACAAATTGCAGAAGTTCAGGCACAAGCACAAAACCCCGCCGAAATAGAGTATCTTGTGTCTATTGAGCAACAGGCGTTGTTAGAAGAGTTGTACACTCAAGTTATGCCTCCACCACAAGATCCGATGGCAGATCCGTTGGTGCAAATCCGTATGCAGGAGTTGGCAATTAAGCAGCAAGAAACACAGCGTAAGGCGCAAAACGATCAGGCTGAATTAGCTCTCGATCAACAGCGGCTTGTTCAGCAAAGTGCGACTGCCGCTGCTCGTATAGAAAGCCAAGAGCAGATTGCGGATGAACGTAACGAGGTAAACAGAGAGCGTATTGACGTACAACGTCAAAGCATGTCTCGGAGGCAATAATGCCGATTCTGGAGTCTATAGCGGCTGCTAACGCGGCATATGCAATCATCAAGACTGCTATAGGCAACGGAAAGGAAACAGCCAGTGTCATCGGCGCGGTGGGAAAATTTCTAACCGCTGAAGAAGACATAAAAGCGGCGGTACAAAAGAAAAAGAACAGTCCTCTTACAGCCATTACTGGTGGTGAGGAGGGGGACTGGGAAGAGTTTCAAGCGTTAGAAGATATACGTCAAAAACGTAAGGAATTAGAGTCCCACATCAGACTATATGGGTTGCCAGGGCAGTGGGACAGGTGGCTCCAGTGGCAAAATGAGGCGCGAAAACAGAGGCAGGCTGCACGTAAGGCTGCAGAAGCTGCGCACGCCGAAAAAATGGAACAACTACAGATAGCTTCAGGGGTAATTCTTGCAATTACAGCTATCGTTTTAAGTATCTACTACTTAGGTGTTTACATGGGAAAGTGGTAAGAAAATACGTAGTTTTGGACAAAAACGGAAAAGTGGTTATAATCACTTCGAACAAAAGGATTGCAGATCATTATGGTAGAACTAACGGCAAGGTATATAGACGATCTTAAAATACTGCCTCGGCTTATGATGTTGGCGGTGACGATATTAACGTATCAGTCAGTTCATTGGTATATGAGTTTACCCGATCCTACTATACAACAAAGTGGACTCGTATCGGTTTGCATGGGTGCATTAACTGGATGTTTCGGCATATGGATGGGTAAGGAGTCTAAAACTACAGTAACACATACACCTCGATCTGTGACGGTTAGTAAGGAAGAAAGTTATGACAACCGCTGAAGACTTGCTGACGTTTTTGGTGGTTAAAGCACTTGAGTGGGCACTCGGTGTAGAAATGACATTGTACGGGAGTGTAATGGTATGATTGGTCAGATTATAGGAAGTCTTGGTGGACTAGCGACTGCGTGGGTTGACGGAAAAACGGCGGTACAAAAAGCGAATGCAGAAATCAAACTCAAACAAGCCACTGGCGAGATTGATTGGGAGCTTGAAGCTATACGTTCTGCACAGAACTCATGGAAGGACGAACTTTGGACTATTGTGTTTGTTCTTATCCTTGCTGCTAATTTTGTTCCTAACTTACAAGATACAATGGCACAAGGATTTGCTAATCTTGAGACGACCCCCCTCTGGGTTCAGTGGGGCATGTATGCGTCGATTGCCGCCAGTTTCGGAATAAGAACTGTAAGAGGATTTAAAAAATGAGTTATAAACTAGGAAAAGGCAGCTTGAAAAAGCTAGAGGGCGTAGATGAGCGCATGGTTGCAGTTGTGAAGCACGCTATCACGGTGTCGAAACAGGACTTCTCAGTAATTTGTGGACTCCGGACTATTGAAGAGCAACGTGCATTGGTTGCTAAAGGTGCAAGCCAAACTATGAAGTCGAAGCACATTGATGGTCTAGCCGTAGATTTAATGGCGTACTGTTCGGGGGATCGTTGGGAGTTGAACCTGTACGATGAAATTGCAGACGCGATGGCGGAAGGTGCGAGAGTCTGTGATGTTCCTATAAAATGGGGTGCAGCTTGGACTGTGCCTAACATTGCACAATGGGACGGTGACATGGAATCTGCTATGAATGATTACATAGACACGCGTCGTGGTCAGGGTCGTCGTCCTTTTATCGACGCTCCACATTTTGAACTTGTAGTATAGGAGGCTGACATGGCAAATTGCAGTTCTAAAAAAGGATACAAAGAAGGTGGTAGAGTTTTTTCTGGGATTTCTAAAGAAACAGAAAAGGCTATAGAGGATGCGCTTTCAGAAGCCATGTCTGACCCTAAGAAAAACCCGACATCAAGGTACAATACCCTGAAAGGTCGTAATCGTAAAAGAGAACCAAAACCCGGAAAATTTAATAAGAATTACAACCCAACTCCTGAGATACAAAAAGATCCAGGCGGTGGGTTTGGGTTTAGAAACCGTATACTAGGATCAGACGGTCGAGGCGCATCTGGCAGTAAACTTGGTGTTGGTGCATCTCAAGGCGGATACGGCACAGGTGTTGGTGACCCTCAGACAGGTCTAACTCGTGGTCGCCAAACAGCTAAAAACGTGGGTCATAAGACTTTTGCTATGGGCGGCGAGGTTGACGGTTACTATCGAGGTGGTGATGTTCGCACAAACTCTAACCGTGGGAAGTGCTACTGATGGTTAACATAATGATCAGCATCCTTCCTGATGGGATGCTTGTAGATAAAATGGAAGCAAATGAGGAGGGCAATACCTGCCCTCTAGCTTGCCAAGATGCAGAGTTAAATGAAGAAAACCGAGAAATGGCGGTAGAAGAATATAACTATCGTGAGCCAAACACAGGGGTTTCTTTTAGGTCTGATGAGGTTTGTGGCACTTGTTGTATGTTTAACCAAACCGAAGAAATGTTGGAATGTTTAGGCGATGAATCGGGAAATACAGGTTATTGTCAAAGTTTAAAATTTGCATGTAAAAAAGAGAATACATGTGACATGTGGGCAGAAGGTGGCCCAATCACATCCGAGCTACAAGAAGAGTACAAGGATAACCTATAATGGATGTTGTCGATTTGGCAAAACACCTGTATAAGAAGATTGAAGAGCGTGAGAAAGATATTTCAAGTGCTCTTGCACATGGTGCTGTTAAAGATTGGGAACAGTACAAAATGTCTGTTGGGGAAATTCGGGGTCTTTCCCTAGCTAAAGATGAAATTAGATCCTTGTTAGAAAGAACCGTAGACGATGTCGAAGACTTTATATCTTCCTGACCATCTTGCGCAAAAAGTAAATAAAGAACGAGCAGAGGAAAAGTCTGAAAATTCTTTAGAGAGCGCATATGTTGACGCTACGAACCGGGTCTTAGACCCATCGCTACTAGACAAACCATTACTAGAAAGACTTCCGCAGCCTACTGGTTGGCGGATTTTAGTTATGCCGTATCAAGGTAAAGCTAAGACTTCTAGCGGTTTGTATATTCCCGATGAAGTTAGGGAGAGGGAAAGTGTAGCAACCGTAGTGGCTTATGTAATGAAACTGGGGCCTTTGGCTTACAAAGATCCTGATAAGTTTGGTGCAGATTGCACGCCTTGGTGTAAACAAGGACAGTGGGTGTGTATCGGACGATATTCAGGTTCTCGTTTTAAGATTGATGGCGGAGAAGTCCGTATCATCAATGATGACGAAGTAATTGCAACAATATTGGAGCCAGATGATGTCAAACATGTCTGAAGAACCCGAGAAAATTGAGGTTGAGATTGAAGAGACGCAATCTGAAGAACAGTCTCAACAAGAACAGAAAGAAGTAAGACTCAAGAGTACTAATGAGAGTACTAAGGAGAGTGTTACTGAAGGTGAGCTTGATAATTACACTGAGGGTGTAAAGAAACGTATTAACAAACTTGCGCAGAAATATCGTGAAGAAGAAAAACGGGCGCAAGAGCTAGATGCAAGAGCTAAGAAGCTACAAGAAGAAAACGATAAGTTAAAAAATCGTATGAAGCAGTTAGATCAGGGCTTTTTGTCTCAAGTGGGTGCTCGATTAGAGACGCAAGAAAATGCTTTAAAGCAGGCACACAAAGAAGCATACGACTCTGGTGATACAGATCGCATGTTTGAGATCTCTCAGCAGCTTGCGGTTATAGTTAATGAAAAACAAAAGTACCAAAACGCAAAGCGTAAAAATGAAAACGCTCGTGTTCAGGTCCAACAACAAGAGCCACAACAACAGGCTCCTGCCCAACAGTATCAGCAACAGGCTCCTAAAAAAGTGGATCCTAGAGCACAATCTTGGGCAGAAAAGAATGAGTGGTTTGGTGAAAACAGTGTTATGACCGCCGCTGCGTTTGCTATACACAACAGCTTGGTCGAAGAAGCATTTGACCCAAACAGCGATGAGTATTATAGTGAACTAGATAGCCGGATTCAAAGTGAGTTTCCTCACAAGTTTCCAAAGGCTAAAAAATCCGGGGGAGGACAGGTCGCTTCTGCAAGTTCTTCAGCATCCCGAGCAAATAAACAGGGGCGCAGGTCGGTCAAACTGACACCTTCGGCTGTAGACATAGCCAACAGGCTAGGAGTACCGCTTGAAACGTATGCACAATATGTGAAGGAGTAAGAAATGGCTGATCGATCACCACGGAAACACGCATCCCGTGAAAAAGATATGCGTAGAAAACCTTGGGCACCGCCCAGTCACCTAGAAGCACCAGAAGCCCCAGAGGGTTATGTGCATCGTTGGATTCGAGTTGCTATGCGTGGCGAGGAGGACAAAATGAACGTCCATGCCAAGTTGCGTGAAGGATGGGAACCCGTCCGAGCAGATGAGTATCCAGACTATGAAGCTCCTGTCATCGATGATGGCAAATATCAGGGTGTCATAGGTCAGGGTGGCTTAATGCTGTGCCGTATACCTGAAGAAACAGCCGCTGAAAGAAACGCGTATTACGGGGGCCGTACCCAAGAACAGATGACCGCTGTGGATCAGGACTTGATGAAGGAACTACATCCTTCAATGCCTATACATAATGATAGGCGTAGTCGTGTAACTTTTGGAGGTCGTGAACGCGACTCCGAATAAAATAAAGGATTGCTACGATGGCAAACACTAACGGTGCATTCGGACTTCGTCCGATTGGTGTAGTCGGTCAGGCTACAAACACCACTGGTGCAACTGAATATCGTATTGCTTCTGGAAACACTAACGCGATTTACCAAGGCTCTCCTGTAATTCCGCTCTCAACTGGTTTTATTGACATTGTTGGCGCGGCTGCAGGTGGAACTGTAGGTCTACTAGGTGTTTTCTGGGGGTGTGAATACGTTTCTTCCACCACTGGTGAAACAGTATGGTCAAACTATTGGCCCGGTTCTGGCGCGGATTCTAACTATCCCGTCAAAGCTTACGTGTATGACAACCCAATGCAAACATTTGTGATCGCATCAGATGCTTCGTTGACAAGTGAAGCAACTGCTCGTGGTCATGTGTTCGCAAACGCAAACTTTGCTACAGCTACTGGCGGCACAGCCGCAACAGGTATCTCAACAGCGAAGTTGGGTGTTAGCACAATCGCTACCACTGCGGCATTGCAACTTCGTATCATCGGTATTCAAGATGATGCAGAGAACAGCGATTTTACTGCAGCGGGTATTCCACTAATCGTTCGATTGAATAACCACTTCAATTCCGCTAACGGCGGCATTGCGGCAGGTACTCCATCGACTACTGGCGTATAAGGAGACTAACTAATGGCTATCTCTCGCGCACAACTAGCGAAAGAGTTGGAACCCGGTCTCAACGCATTGTTTGGTATGGAATACTCACGGTATGAAAACCAACACTCCGAGATCTATACAACAGAATCTTCTGATCGAGCATTCGAGGAGGAGGTGATGTTATCAGGGTTCGGTGCGGCACCAACCAAATCGGAAGGTTCTGCAATTAACTTTGACGACGCAAACGAAGCGTATACCGCTCGTTACAACCACGAAACAGTGGCGTTGGCATTCTCTATAACAGAGGAAGCAGTCGAAGACAACCTGTATGATCGTCTTGGCTCACGTTACACTCGTGCGTTGGCTCGTTCTATGGCACACACAAAGCAAGTTAAGGCCGCAGCGGTTCTTAACAACGCGTTCTCTGCAGGCGTACACGCAGGCGGCGATGGCGTAGCTCTATGTGACGCGTCTCACCCACTAACATCAGGTGGCACGTTTGCTAACGAACCAACAGTAGCGGCAGATTTGAACGAAACATCTCTTGAAGATGCTTTGATCAACATCGCAGGCTTTGTTGATGAGCGTGGTCTAAAAGTTGCTCTACGTGGTACTAAGCTAATCATCCCACGCCAATTGCAATTCGTTGCAGAGCGTTTGATGGTTTCTAACCTACGTGTAGGAACAGCGGATAACGACACAAACGCACTTCGTTCAATGGGTATGTTGCCACAAGGTTATGCGGTCAACGACTTCTTGACCGACCCAGATGCGTTCTTCGTTATGACGGATGCTCCTCGTGGTATGATCCATTTTGAGCGTGCTCCATTGTCTACAAACATGGAAGCAGACTTTGACACAGGTAATATGCGCTTCAAGGCGCGTGAACGTTACAGCTTCGGGTTCTCTGACCCACGCTGTGTGTTCGGCTCACCTGGCGCATAAGGAGGTTACCCTCCCTGAACTAGGGGGCTTCGGCCCCCTTTTTTTCTTCGCCAATAGACATAGAATCAAGACCCCTTTGCACAATATCATTGTGCATGTTTTGAACTACTTGGCAGATGTCCATGTATGCTTTTACCATTGCGTACATCTCTGTATCACCTCGCATCCATCTATCTTGCGGTAATCCACGCTTGGCTCGATTGCAAATTTTATCAGCTATTTTAAAGTGATCCCAAGCTTCAATTTGTTCTTTAGTCAACATCATAACTTTCTCCTAATCTTTCCCTGTAGTGTAAAATGCGATGGCAATTACAACACAATGGGATACATTTTTCTACTTCTTTATACGCTCTTTTCCATTGGCCTGCTTGTACAAAATTATGTACTTTTCCGTCGTATGATTCTGATCCTTCTGGGTGATGAAATTCTATAACGGCTTCGTGTTGAAACCCGCAAAAAGTACAGGATAAACTAGCCTTAAACTTTTTCCATTCTTCTCTTTTTCGTCGTCTGTTTGCGCGGGATCGGGCAAGAGTTTTCTCACGGTTGCGGTGATACCATTCCGCCCCGTACTTTTTGTTATACTCCTTTTGTTTCTCCTTGTCCTTATAGGGCACAAGAGAATCCTGTGTTGGCTACACGATATTTTTAGTGTATCATAAAAAGTGTTAAACTTTAACTCATATATCCCATAGTTTAGCAAGCTGTGGGAGTTGACCTCGGACACGAGAGGAGAAAAACATGGCTACTACACATTTTTCAGGCCCAGTAGACTCTACTAATGGATTTATTGGCGACATCAAAGTTCCTACCTATACGGTTGCAAATGCTCCATCTGCGTCAGACGCAGGAGCCGGAACAATCGTTTATGTTTCTAACGGCGCGGCAGGCTCTGCTATTCTTGCGTTCTCAGACGGGACAGACTGGAAGCGTTCAGACACAGGCGCAACAATCTCAGCGGCATAAGGAGGATAACCCATGAGTAGGTTTAAACCTCCTAGCGAAGAAGAATTAGCGCGTCGTGGAATCGGAGTAAAAACCGAGAAGAAACGCGCTAGAAACTCAGATGGTACGCTCAAAGCAGATGATCCCAGTACTCCCGACGTAAATGAAGCGTGGGAAACTGTTAAGAAGGTTGTTAAGCGTCCTCGTAAAAAGAAGGATGATTAACAATGGCAGCGGCGATCATAGCAAAAACAACTACGGCTACAGGTACGTTGCAGGGAGGCCGCACCAGACTAAAGTCTTTTGCGGTTGTCACTGCGGGAACAGGATCTCCGCAAGTTGTTTTTAAAAACGGAAGCAGCGGCGATACGCTACTTGATATGTCTTTTACTGTATCGGACAACATTCAAGTAACTATCCCTGACCATGGTATCATCTTTAATGATGAATGCCATGTCACATTAACTAACTGCATCTCTCTAACAGGATTCTTTGGTTAATCGTAAGGGGTCGTCATGGTTCACGATATACGTTCCATAACTCAGGTAGGAACATCTGAGCCATTTGAGCTACAGGTGGCCCGGGGGCAGATTCCGGGCCATTCTATTAGGAACTTGTTTGGAACAAATCCTTCAATCGGTACAACATTCCGTACACCTTGGGAGAACAGCACGGCATTGCCATTTTTGTCTGCTGAACAAAAGCTAGATATAATAAGCACTAGCGAGGATGACGCGGAAGGACCGCAAGTTTTAATCGTGGGTGTTGACGGCGACTACAACGAAATACGTGAAGTAGTTGCTTTAAATGGAACTGCGGGTGCGCAAACA